CCTTTTGAACGGTCAAATAAAGCGTCTGACTTATCTTCATAATATGCATCATAAAGGTTAGTAGATTGGAAAACAGTTTGGTCGTTACTAAAACCACCACCGATTGGGTTGTAGTGTCCGTAACCTGGGTCAGATTCACTACCGAATGCTGGGTCACCAACTGTTCCTTCTCTTCTTTGAGAAATTTTAGGTACAAAATAGAATAATTTACCGATTGGTAAGTTCATTGCTTGTACAGAAACGATGTCATTAGCTAATAGTTTAGAGAATACTCTTCGAATGATTGGGAAAACAACCGTTTCGAAAGAACCCGCTGCATCTGCTGATGTTGCCTCGTTAATTAAGTGTGTTGCTTGATTTTCATAAAGTTGAGCGATGTTCTCTTTTGTGTGACCACCTAGCCCATTAAGGAACCCAAGCTTGTTCCATTTGTTGATAGTATCTTCGCGGATAACTTTAAGGTGTTTTAGACCAATGTTTCCGACCATACCTGATTCTAATAAAGCTCCCATTTTTTAAATTTTTTTTAAGGTTTTTATTAAGTTTATTATTAAAGTTTACTCATTAAATCCTTCATCCTAGAGATTTGTGGATTTTCATAAGTTTTAGTTTCAATCAAATTAACAGATGAACCATTAGATGGAGTCTTAGTAATAGATTTTTTGAAAGACTCTGTCAATGTTTCACCTTTTGATTGTAATTCTTTTGTTATTTGACCATACAATGACTTACTTTCGTTAAGTGATTGTACATCGTCAAATCTTTTGAGAATATTAATTTTCTCTTTCTTAGTTGTAGTATGTTCAGTAAATAACTTAGTTGAATAAGCTAAATTTGAATTAAATACCGCAACTTCATTCAATTTGTTCTTAAAAGTTTTTAATGCTTTTCTGAACTCATCATTTTTCGCTTTATACGTTTCGTTTAAAGCCTTTAGTTTACGAACTTCTTTTGATTCTACTTGTAATTCTACTTCATCAGTCATTTCAACATCATCTGCTTCAACTTCTACCTCTGGAGTGTCATCACCATAAAAACTTAGATTTCGATTGTTCGTGAAACCTTTTCTTAGGCCTCTTGAACCATCTTTGGAACCAAACCCATAAGTTCTTGACGCTTCGTCCATATCAAACTCCATGTCCATACCTTCTTCAACTTCCAGTTCATATACTGTTTCTTCATCGTCCCCTTCTAAAAGACCCTCAAGACCGACAGCTTTAGCTATATTTTTAGCTAATTTTCTACCAGTTTCTTCATCTTCTTCTAATGTGGGAAATCTACCTTCTGGCATCTCACCTGGAAGAACACCAATTTCATCTTGTTCTGAAGTTAGGTCATCTGACATTTCAATTTCAAAAATAGTTTCATCTTTTTCCATTTCTTTACGTAGTTTGTATGGTTCTTTTTCTTCATTTATTTCGATTCGATATTCAGTTCCAGCCTCAGCGTCTTCTAAATCAATTGTCTCATCGTCCATGGAAACAACAATACCATCTTCAGGACCCATCGCTTTGAAAACTTTTAATACCTCATCATCAGTCGCCATTGTTAAATCTAATGGTTCTTCGTCATCAGACATCATCTGTAACATTAATTCATCTTCAACTTCGATTCCTTCTTCATCATCCATAGGAATGATGTCCTCTAGGTCTACATCCTCAATGTCAACTTCAACGTCTTCTACACCTTCTGTGTCTAATTCCTCATCTGATTCAATCTCTTCTTCTACAGATTCTTTTACTAATTCTTCAATTTCTTGCTTCATTGTACGAGCAAGTATTTCTTTTGCGTTGGATTTCACAGCTTCTTCTAACTGTGTAGCTTCTAATAAAGCTTGTTCTAATATACTTTTAGCCATTTTATTTTGTTCTAGAAACAGTTTATTTCCTTAATAAATATCAATTAATAAGGAAAAAGTTAAAAAAAAATATTTTAATTAATAGTCTTTTAGAAACTCATCAAGTTTGTCCATAAGTCTTAATGAACCACTCAATGCTTGGGTTGTTTTTTCTTGTATATCTTCCTCTCTATTCAATGACTCATCATAAAGATGCATATCATCTATATTTTTGAAAAGATATGCTCCAGGTGTCGATGGTGAGGAGACTAAATCGAAACAAATTAACTCGAAATCATCCTGTACCATATTTTGTCCATTTTTCTGTTCCAGTGAACCCACTCCTCTCGATGATATTCCTAGTGTTACACCGTGTCTTAGGAGGTTAGCAGCCATATCTCCAACACATGAAATAATACCACTATTGTGATACGCTGGGGATGTTAAAAGTTCTAGTTCACCTAGTAACTTATTACCGTCCCACCATGTTCTTAGAATTCTATGTGAACTTCTTTCCAAATCAACGAGTGAAGACTCGGGGTGATTTAGTTCCGAAAGTGCTGAACCCATATCAATTAGTTTTTGATAGTTCTTAACTTCTTTCTGTAAAACTTCTTTTGGGTAAATTCTGCCGTTTCTGTTTTCGACTCCGTATTTTTGAAGGATAGCGTTAAAAACAATAGGTTCTTTTTGTAGAGACCTATCTTTCATTTCTTTGATAATTTTAACGTTATCTTTAGGTGATATATGACCTGCGTCATACTCTACTAAAATACCTTTACCTAATTGACCAGGTTTTAATACTTCCATGTTTTTCTTTTATAAATATTGAGAAATTATAAAAGAAATATAATTTTACTTTTTTGTTGGATAAAACTCAAATGTTTCAAAGGGTTCCAAAGTTTCATTTATAATAGATGAAATTATAGAACTTATATTTTCCTTAACATTATTCTTTTTAATATTTTCACCGTTTTTTAAGAATAGTGTTACTTCACAATTCATAAAACTTTTTTTGTTTAACCTCAACCCACTACTTCTGATATCTAAGTCAATTAAAATTTTATTATCTAAAAATATTTTGTTGTCGGTACTTTTATAGACCGTTGACTTAATCAACTTTCTTAATAAGCTAATGACCCTATCCCAATTGTATGGTTCTTCCTTGGGTAATGCCCAAGAGGAAATATTCAAATATATTGATTTGGAATTTTTGTAATCTACAGTTCCAAAAGATGTTTTATATCTATCGTCTAATTTTAGACTAAATTGTTTACCTGTTTTCATATGAAAAAAAGATAAACTATATTTTAAGAATAGTCAAAAAGTAGTTAAAGATTGTTGTTTAACTCTCTTAATTTGAAGAAACTAACCTTATTCCTTTCGGTTTTGGTAATTTTATTTTTTGTCTGAATAAGTTTGTTTTTCATTTCTTCATCAGAAGATTCATTAATCATTTTTTCCAACTTCTGATTTGTTTCAACAACCAATTTAGAATAATTTTTATGGAATGTTTTAGAATCCATAGAATTAATCTCATTTAATGTTTTCTTTTCAGACTCAGTTAGAGAGTTGTATTTCTCATTATATTTCGAAGTTGAAATATTAGCTAAAATAGAAGGGTTGACTGATTCTGAAACTATTGTTTCCTTTTTTGTCATATGAGTAACTAATTGTTTTTTGAATTTTACTCTTTCTTCTATATCACTAACTCCCTCATGAAAAATCAACTTATCCAATTTATTGTAAATTGGATTGTAATATTCAGTTAAATAATTTTTATTATTTTTTATTACTTTGTTGAATGAAGATTTAGGTAATCTTTTTTTACTATTTTTTAAGACTGAGACTGTTTCCTCTAGAAACTCAATCGCTGATTCACTATTATCAAATTTTTTATTTTCGATTTGACTATATAACAGATAATACTCTTTGAGTTTATTATTTTCATTTAGAGTATTGATTATGGACTTTAGGTTACCCTTGAATTTGGGTTTATCCATATATGTATTCAAAAGAATATTATCCAGCTTACTTTTTAATTCACCAAACATGTTTTTTTATTTGATAAATATCTAGTCTTTTATTAAATCATCAATTTTGTCAGCAAGACCCGAAAGATTTAGAGTACCTTTATTCAAAACAAAGTTATTGTTATCCTTTTTTTCGAGTATCAGAGGTAAATCTGATTCGTCAATTGAAGATGTTTCTAAAGGTGGTTCACCTCCTAAGTCACCACTATCATCACCCGTTGTCATCATATCGTCCATACCACCACCTAAATCACCTCCTGTGTCAGTTTCAGTCGTTTCCTCCGTTTCAACCTTTTCTTCTTTCTTACCATAGAGTTTGTCGATATTAGAGAAGATACCAGTCTTTTCAATAACCTCTGGTGTCTTATTCAATTCCTCACCGACAGCTTTCTCAATCCTTTGTTGTTGTAAATCAAGTTTGATTTCTTCATCCGAGAACCCAAGTATATGTTTTTTACCCCAAGTTGCAGATACTGGTTGAATACCAGAACCTGGGTCAGAAACAGCGTCTTTATAAAGAGTAATTTTTTCTTTCCAAGCTTCAATTTTTAATAACTCGGACTGTGTGGATGGGTTAGTCAATCCTAATGTAAAGTTACCTAATTCCTCTTCAAAACCTAACATATACAAATGTATAATTGCAATCTTGTTAAGTTCTTGTACCATAGATTTTTGAATTCTATTAATACTTCTTGCAAATCTGATATCTTGTAAGGAAAGATTTTTTCCATCACCAGTAACTTCTTCGAAACCAAGGAAAGCCTTTGGTATTCTCAATGCAGCTAATAATTTTTTCTGAATGTATTCAATATCTGCAATCTCAGATAAGTTTGATGCTCCAGGTAAGGTTTCAATAGGGTTAGGTGCTCCTTGGTCTCTTACTGGAATAAAAAAGTCTTGGTCGACAGCCATTTGATTATATCTTAAATCAACATTACCTGTATCTTTGTCTACAATAGGGTCACGTTTGAATTTATTAGCAATCCTTTGTACATATGCTTCAACATCTTTATCATCCATGTTACCAACGTAGACCTTGAATACTCTACGTTCTGGTGCTCTAGAAGTCCTATAAATTAACATTGCGTCCTCCGCTAATAATAACTGTTTCCATATTCTTCTAGATTTTTCCAACATAGAAGTACCATATGGTAATTTTCTATCATCAGATAATAAACGGAAATGAGCAACTTCCCAAGTATTGAACTCCATGTTTTTATTTTTCCATAAAAACTTAACCTCTCGTTCATCACTTTCTTGATGGTGGTTATAAACCTTCATACCTTTTTCTACCCTTTCAATTTCAATATTTGGTAATTGAGAAACACCAACAATACCCTTTTTAGGGTCAAGTTTTAAATAAACAAAATTATCACCGTACTTACATGTATTTCTTGTCCACATAGGTAAGTTAGTCTCAATATCTAATACATTATTGAACAAATCAGCTAATACACTTTTAATTCTTTTGGATTCGGAATATATGTTTAACAT